GTCCGCCGCAAACTCCAGACGCAGGCGTGTGTCATCGTCGATGTCATCCGCCCACGCACGCTGAGCACACAGGTCGGCCACGATCGACGGGGGCGGCAGTTCGTACGGGTTGTCCTTCATGCGTCCACCTCCTGCAGAGGTCGCATCGTGCGAGCGTGGCCGTCCGCCCACGTCAGGAATCCCTTGCGACGCAAAGGCCGCAGGTGGCACATGGCACCCTCGGTGGAGGCGAAGCCGAACGCTAGGCACAGCTCCCTGATGGTGGGGCTGAACCCGTGGCCGGCGATGTAGTTCACGATCCAGCGGTAGATCTCGCGCTGGCGATCTGTGAGCGGACGTATTGGGGTCGTGGTGGTCATGTCTCATCCTTGAGTTTCATGGACGTGGCAAGCGCAACGGCGACGCCGCCGCTGCGTTGATCTCGACGCCAAGCATCAAACTCGGCGTCCGTCATGCTTCGCTGCGTTTCGGCACGGAAGTACCGACGCTTCGACGTGTCAACAGGCGGCGGTGCCGCTGGCCGTGCAGCCTCTCGGTGGGTGCCACCACGATCCTGGCAACGGCTCAGCCACGTAGTCGTGAGCCAGCGCCGCCAGTTCGATTTGCGTGCCTTCTTGGGGTTTGCAACCAGCCACAAGTTGGCTTTCTGCAACTCGACGGGAAGGTCAGCCGCCGGGTAAGCCTGTGACCATTCCGCATGGTCAGCGTCGGTGATTCCCTCCCAGCCGTTTTCCGCAGTCCACCGAAGCGGATCGGCCGGCTTCGAGCATCGACGCCGCTGCGTCGTGCTCGGAGCACCCAAAGGATTAGAGGTAGAAGGATTAAAGGTAGAAGGATTAAAGGTAGAAGGATTAAAGGCGCAAGAAGCCGGGGGATTTCCCGGCTCCAGCGCCGGATTTCCCGGTTTTGCGTTTCGCTCGGGAAAAACGATGGTTTGCGCCGATTCATCGGGTGGCGGCAGCCCTTCGTCGCGCTCATCGGGGTGACACCGCTGGTGCTCGCCGAAAGTCGGTATCTCAAGCACCTTCACGTCGCCCGATTCGTAGGCCCGGACGAAGCCCTTGTCGGCCAGCTGCTTGAGCAGGCCGAGAATGTCGCAGTTGTCGTACGGGAACAGCTCTGCCTTGATCCGCAGAGGCCGCAACTCCATGCGGCCTTGGCTATCGGCGAGCGTCCAAAGGCCGACGAAGAGCAGGCGCGCCATCGGCTCGCACTCGGCCAGGTACTCGTTCTTAAAAAACGACGGCTTGATGCTACGGGTTCTGGCCACGGCTGGCACCTTTTAGTTCATGTAGAAACGCTGATCGGTCGCACGCTCAAGATCAGCAAGCATCTCGCTGATGTCCGAAGCGTTTTCGGCTGCACGAACCAAAGCCTCAGGCTCAATAAAAACAGACTCGCACTGCGCTTCGTCTGAACTAAGCAGCTCACGCACTTGTCGCAACATTGAAAAAGCGCACAGCACACACTCAGTTTGTCTACGCTTGCGTGCCATCAAGGATTCCTTTCCATTCCGCCCCGCCGCGTCGAAGCGGCACCGTGCCTATCACGGGGGCGGCGTCGATCACTTCACGACAGGCAACTTCGCGTCAGGGTGGTAAGCAAGGTTGGTCTTGCCGTCCGTGCGCCATGCATTCCACGCGATGATGCAGCGTGCGTACATCTCGTTCGCGCCTGCACGCCTGCCAGTCGAGTCAACAGCGTTTTCCATGAGCCAACGCGAGATCTTGCGATCAGGCATCGTGGGTGACGTTCCGGTTTCGTCACGCACAGCCGTCCAAAACTCAGTTGCGGCCTTACGGGACTTTCGGAAAGTCGCGTACATCGCCCAGACGACAGGAGCACGACGCAGCCGCTTGTTGGCCTTGGAGTCGTTGACCATCTCCGAAAGCCAGCGGAAGAACGACTTGCAGTCAGGGTCAAACAGGCACTCAGCACGTTCGGCGGCCGGAACCTTTTCGTAGGCCAGCCCCCATTTCCACAGCGAGATCGCAGAGATCCCGATGTTGATGACCTTCACCTGAAGGTCACACAAATCTGGATCGACGGCAGCGAACGACTTGTTGATGTCGCTCGTCGTGCGAAGCGTGATGCGAGCGTCAAACGTCGCATACAGCTCCGCTACGTCGCGGAGGGTATCGCACTGATACTCCTCGACGTAGGCCTGGAGCGTGTCAGGCAGCTCTTCCATCTGCGAGAACGCTGTGCTGGTGTGCTTGCCGTTGACCCGGTAGTTTTCCTGCGTCTCTAGGCAGTGGGCCTTCGCCCAATGCACAGGCCGCATAAGTCCAGCAGCTGCCATCTTCTTGTATGCCTCAACTCGGCGAACCGACAGCGGACGGTCGTTCCTGACCTGCTCCATGCCGGACCACTTCTCTGCCATCGACTTCGTAACCCTGTGGGCACGCGGCGTGCCGACCAGTTCGTAGCTCATGATGAGCCTCCTTTCTTCCTTACTTCGTCGCGTCGCACGACGCGATCAACTCAACCAGAGCGGAGCGCAGCTCGTCAGCACGAGACGGGCACCGTTCAATAAATTCATGTGCGTAGAACGTCACGGCCTCAAGGCATCGCGTAGGCGGATACGCCTTGAACACTTCGACGGCCGGCTTGCTGGCCCTGCGGCGCGGCTTCTCTTGCCGCACCTCTTCGCGAGCCGCTTCGACCTGCTCGCGGGTAGGTTGCTTCGGCAACGCCGTTGCCACTTTGACGACGGCCGCCTCCGTCGCCTTCACCTTGCCGGCCGCGATGTCCTTTTCGATGCCGAGCCTGGAGGCGGCCTCTTGGAACTTGCCGGCGTTGCGAACAGTCTTTTCGCTGACGCCGTGCTGCTTGGCGATCTTTGCGGCAGTGGAAACTTTTGCCGGAGCCTCGGTGTGCTGGTTTCCTCGGCTGCCGTCGTTTGCCTTCTTCGCCCGGTTGTAGCGACGCCCGAGCAGCAGTTTGTAATCCTGCTTCGACAGGTTGCGACGGCCTAGCTGGTTCCTGTCGATCCAGTCTGCGGCCTCGTCTCGCGTGTCGAACTCCAGGTGCTCAAGCTCATAGGGCAGGCCTAGCCTCTCGCAGATTTCGTAGCGGTTGTGACCGTCAAGAAGGATGTCGGCTGCGTCGTCGCGCTGCCATACAACCAACGGGTCGCGAGCGCCGCCGTGCTCAACAATGTTCGCCTCTAGCTGCTCTCGCTCTTCCGTGCTCAACGCAGGAATGAGATTCTGAAACTCACGGTCGATCTTGATTCCAGTGACAGTCTTCACGCTAGCCTCCATTCCCGTTCCCCGCGCCCGCTGGCACTGGTAACGAGCTTGCCTGTGGCAACAATCCGCCCGCATTTGGCGAGCTCGTGAATCCGCTTGTTGACTTGGTGGGCGAGCAGGCCACACCGTGCGGCGATGCCACTGGCCCCGGCCGGGCCTTGGCTCAGCGCCTCAAGGATCGCAGCGTGGTGCTCGCCTCGGAACGTCTTCGCGTCAGCAGCTGCGGCCTTGCTCGTCACCGGATCTGTGCGGCGGAACAGCGGCAGCGTGTCGAGCGTTTCGGCGTAGTAGTCGCTCATTGCAACGCCCTCGTGGCGTGGCTTGTGAAGATGCACGGCGAGCCGGCGCGATACTGCCAGACGGTCTGCGATTCGTCGGATCTGCGGATGATCCGCAACTCAAACTTCCGGCACATCCAAGCCAGATGCCGGCGCACCGTCTTTTCGCAGCAGCCAAGCTGGCGAGTCATCGATTCCATGGTGCAGCCGAGTTGCAGCATGCGGTCCAGGCGAGCGATCTGCTCGACGCTGCTTCGTGTTGCAATCTTTGGTGGCATAAGACACGTCCTTGTGTATTGGCCCGGATACGCCGGGCGTCGGTCGCTTCACGCCTGGAGGTCAAGCGCTGCGACTGCGGTGGTTACTCGCCACTCCCGCTTGGCGACCAATGCGGCCCAATGCAAAAGCCGCTTGTGGCAATGGCGTGCCGGCTGTGTCACCATTCCCCGCCGTAGCGGGCCTTCATGCGGTTGCTGTACTCGTCTTCCATTCCTGCTTCCCACGCTCGCAGGGCGTGGTGGTTGCCGGGCTTGATGACGATTTGCGGCTCGGTCTTCTGCTCGAGCACCTTGCCGATGTCGGGCTCAAACGCAGCCCGCTCTTGGGCCTCGCGTTCGAGTCGCTGCAGGTAGTCGGCTTCCGTCTCAAAGTCGCGGCGGTAGTTGGTGCTCATGCTCGGGCCTCCGCTGCGATTTCCTGTGCGTCGAAGTGCTCGCTGCCGTTGTCCTCGTAGGCGTCGCCGCGTGGCGTCAGTAGCTCCATGCGTGTGTCGATGAGCTCGACCAGCTCGCTGGCCTGCGTCGGCGTGTAGAAGCCAGCGTCCAGCCGCTCGCTCACGGTGGCGTGGAT